CTCTTTCTTCCAGATTGCTTCCATAGCGTCATCGTCGTCCAGCAGTGCATCGGGACGGGCAAACTCGGAAGAGTCATAGTTGCGATAACCAGCAACATTCTTTGCCTTCAGTTTGAAGTTAGCACCTTGCCAGAAGTCAAACGGATCGATTGCTTCCTCATCCTCAAACTCAGGTTGCATAGCAGCAGTGAGTTTGTCGAAGATCTTCTTACCGAACTTGTACAGGAAGACCTTACCTTCGTTGGCGGGGTTAGCAGGGTCCTTGACCACATAGATGTTAGCAATGTAGGTCAGTTTGCGCTTCTGCTTGCGTGCTGCTTCCTTACCAGCATCGGTGCCGTTGTTCCACAGCATCGTGTTGTACTCGGACACAGGGTCCTTCTGACCCAGAGTGGTCAGGGAGTTCTCAATGTACCAACCGCAAGGACCTTGGAAGGCGTGACTGTAGAGTTTGACGAATGGCAGGTCTTCACCTTCGGGAGCAGGCAGGAAACGGATAACGGCATAACCATTGCCGCTCTTATCACACTCCAGTTTCCAGAGACGGTCATCACCAGAAGATGAACCGTTATTATTCATTTTTTCGACTTCCTTGACCAGTTTTGCGGTCAGGTTGCCAAGCTTAGATTGCTTTTTAAGGTCTGCGAAAGACATTTGGATTACCTCGGATTAATTGGATTCGGGGGATTTACTCGGATAGTATAGCAAAGATTCCCTCAGTCGTCAAGATAGTCTTTGAGGGATTCAATTGTTTCTCTCATACTGTCGAATAAAATTGACATATCAGTGTCTGGTGGGAAACCCATCAGTGCCACCGATTTGCGTAGGTTCTCTTTCATCTCAACCGCTTGTGGGTCATCTGAAAGAGACAATCTAGTATACATGATCCTTTGCTTTTCTAGCAAGGTCTGTAACTTTTCAACGTGTTCCATTTTGGTCTCATTATCCATTCCACCAAAGGTCAGGATACTGCCATAGATTTCTTCCTGAAGATTATTGATTTCAGTCAGTTCGTCTTGGATAATATCAGATTTGAAAAAGTCACTCATTGATTATAGACCGCAAAATCTTACGATAATTGAACACATCAATATTTATGAACGGGGAATACTTTTTTAATTTTAAACTTACGGATTCCCACACTGGGTCCAAAAGTTTCTTATCAAACGTATTCCCGAACAGGAATATTTTATCATATATCACCAGGGTTTCTAGGGAAATTTTCCCGCCCAGGAACATTTTTAGAACGGGTGGATGACCTTTCGAACAGTCGAAAACACTCTCTAATTCGTTCTCCGAGAACAATTCGCTGCTTTGTTCTTTGAACAAGTAGGTCAAACTCTGTTGTCGTTTCGTCCATTCGGCGTAGTTTCTTTCGCCAGAATTGATAATTTCGCCAATCCATAGGTTTTGCGGGTTGTCGGTGGCAGTGAAATTAGATACAAGAAAATCTACGACTTCCTTATCATTATATTTACGCGAAGTTTTTTCAAACCAATACTTATCCTTTCTCTTATTGAAAGAAGTTACACTGGCACGGGTCTTCGCACCATACTTAAAGAAATCGTATTTTGGGTTTGTAAAATGGTTCTTTAACGACAAATAATGTTGATAGGTCTCAAACGGGGTCACTTTCAGCATCGACTAACTCAAGATCTTCAATACAATCAACAGAAACTTCGTGCTCGGCAATACGATACCAATGTTTCATAATTCCTAGAGTATCTTCATATTCGCCAAGATACTCCAAGTCATCACATTTATTCTCACGCAACCATGCTTGTAGGCGATGGTGCATTAATTCATCACGGGAAATCATAGTGGTAGTTTTGCCCTAGAAGTACGCTTCATAAAGTTGAGACGAGTTGCATCCCACTTTAGTCGTTCCTTCAGGGGTTTAGAAATCAGTTTCACTACTGATTCTACCTCAAGACTATTGATTTCGCAATAGTGACAGATGGCATCGATATAATTGATGTTTTCTTCCGCAACAATTTTCTCAATCTCTAGGGCAAACCTAGAAGGTGTCAAAAATTTGTTTTCTATTGCCTGTTCTAGTTCTTTATTCTGTTCCATAGAGTTCCAGTTTATCTCTAACAAACTTTCTAATGTATTGGGTGAGAAGTTTGATGTACTTTGATTTGTCTCGTTCTTCATAGACGACGCATTCTCCATTTTCACAAGCCATGATGATTACAAGTTTTTTGACTGAAATACCAGTCAGTTCGTACAGCATACAACCATATGCCATGCACTGTACAAAATAGTGTTCGATCCACTCTCGTGGTTTTGGTTTTTTAGATGTCTTAAAATCGATTATTGCTAGTTCGCCATCATATTCGGCAATACAATCAACGGTTCCAGCAATGCCCAGTTGCTTACTATATAGGGAACCTTCTAAGGCGTAAATATTATTTATACGATTTAAGTCTGATTTTGAGATTTTAAACAGAAAATCAGAAATCGGTTGTACTTTTGGTAGATCCTCGTTTTTAAGGTGATGTTCTACCAGTGTGTGCATATCCGTACCACGACTTGTTGCTGCCTTTGTGATACGGTCTGCTTCTTCATTACCAACTTTCTTCCGCCAGTTGACGAAAATCTCCTTATTAAAATGACTGGTCACCGAAGTGATGGAGACCAGTCGAAGGAGTTCATCTTCATCGGGAACAGAGTAATATCTTACTCCATCAATAGTCTCCCTCTCAAGTTGAGGAAGACTAATATCAACATGATTAAACATTAAAAACCTGCTTCCATTTTAGCAACAATGTATTCCTTAACGATACCAGAACGAACGATATCATCAACTCCAAACTCAATTATATCAAAAGATGGCATTTTACGCAAGATGGACATAAAATCCACAATTCCATTACGATCATTCGTCTTCTGCAAGTCTGATTGAGTTGCATCACCACAGAAGATAATCTTGGAATTTTCACCAATACGAGTAATGATAGAATCCAATTCGTGCATTGTGCAGTTTTGGAATTCATCAACAATCACAATAGCATTATCAAGTGTGGTTCCACGAAGGAAGGAAGTAGACCAGAACTTAATGGTTTCTTGTGATTTGAGATTACCATAAAGCATCTCAAAGTCGGCATCAGAAGGCATCTGGAACATATACTTCACCATATTCTTATAGGGAATCTGGTAAATATCGGATTTGTCATCATAGGTTCCAGGAAGGAATCCAATCTCACGAGTTGCCACAAGAGAACGAACAAGATAAATTCTCTCAAAAGGACTTCTTTCGTCTAATACCTCACGAATTGCATTATAAAGAGAAATAAACGTTTTACCAGTTCCAGCACAACCATAAGCAACTAAGTGCTTCTGGTCTTTATACGACTCAAAAAGTTTTCTTTGATTGTCGGTAAGTGGATCAATTTCAACCAAATAGTCAGAACTCAGAGGTTTTTTCCTCTTCATCTGCTTTGTCGTGAGTCCAACCCCGATGGGTTGCTCTGCAGATGCTCTTTTTCTTCTTGCCATAAGTTACTTAGATTTTTTTGATTCTAGATTTTGGCGCTTTGCTAGCTTTTGCAAGGACATCATTCCATCCAGGATTTCTAGCGACTAGTTTGTCTCTCCACTCCCCCACTTCTCCAGGTTGTGGGCAAGTAGAAGGATCAGACCAGTCACGAATCCAGTCAGGGTTTTCCGATTTCCACTGCTCCCAGTCGTTGACACTCATGGTCACTTCTTTCTGTTCGCCAGTGTTTGTATTCACTACAGGATATGTTGCCAAAATTTCACCTCTTATAATATGTCTTATTTAGACCCACTCAAGGGCTTCTGCGACTGTGGGGAATTGTTCGGTAAACACCTTTTTACACTCATTGGCAATATCCATGTGCTCCTTCTGAGTGCCATTAGCAGACCTCAGAGAAATATAATGTGCCCATGAGCGAACAGAACCCGACATATAAATGCGTGTAGGGGTCGCCAGAGGAAGCACAAAGCGAGCACACTCCTTTGCTACTCCGTGAGAAAGAAGTTCCTTGTAGAGGCGCATACCCTCCGCAAAATGCTCCTGAATCTTACCTTGTAATTGCAGTTTCTCATACTCACCAATGTCATCAATGGAGTTCTGACGATTCTTGGTATCCTGACGACGCAGATCAGGTACAGGAATATAATCGGAAATTAGAGAAGAATCCGCATAACGCTGGGAAAACTCTTGATATGTGAAACTACGATGACGCAGAATCTGAGCTGCGATGCCAC